AACTGTTCGGTTTTACCGCCACATTGGAACTCTTGCAAATTATGCAACTGTCTCTCGATTGATTTGGCTATTTCTCTGCGTTTCATTTGTATGGTGATGGTATTTTACGTCCGTTAAACCAGCCTTGTATGCGGTCTTGTTCTTGTTTGTGCATCAAGTTTACAATCTTCTCTGCCTTGCCCCATTCGGGTTGCATAGCTTCAAGCATATTGCGGTCAATTAATTCCCTGCGGATGTGATTGATTGCCATGTATGCGGTTAGGTCGGTGATTTCGTAATGCTCTGCGTGATAAGCTATCTTCATTACGTAGGCTTTTGCAGCATTGATGTCTCCGGCATCCAGCAATGCCTCAATGGGTAGAGACATTGCGTTGTATTCGTCTTGTAACTCTTGATTTATCATGCCTTTAAAATTATAGTGTCACGGTTGCACTTACCATCATTTATCCATGTGACAAGTTTGTCCAGTTTATCATAAGCCCAATCCGGGATGAACTTGCCCTCGCATTCGATGAACACACGGGGATAGTCATACAGGCACCTGCCCAATCCGAATTGCACTGCTGCCCGTTTCATTGCATCACTGATGCCACCTTTTTCAGGCTCGATGTTGGTTTTGCTTGCACCATCCTCGCGGTGTACTATTCTGTTGCTGTCTTTGATGATTACAGTCAGCCTACAAATAAAACCATTGCTGATTTCACGAAACTCGGATGTCCAGTTCTCTGCACCAAAGGCAGCGTCAAACCGGTGCATGACGCAACGGTTGTTGATGTAAGGCACAACAATGAGTTTGCCTGTACTTGTTTGGGATTGCACACGCCATTCAATTTCATTGGGCAGAATGGGTGCTGTTAGGGTGTTATTCATAGCTAACCCCCTCTTTGTACTGGCCTAAATTGTGCATAGCTTTGGCTTCCTGTAGGAAGTCGATAAGTTCATCCAGCTTTTCAGCAGGGATGGCAACCTTTTCGACCTCGTCAATGTTTGGCCATAGTGACTTGATGGTGACGTAATCTGTGAATGATGAGTAATAAAACTCAAATTTGACTGACGGCAGTGTGCCGTGGATTGTGGTTTTTTCTAAATCGTGTTTCATATTGATTTTGTTTTGTATGATGCAAATATAGTATAGTTTTTTATATCTGCAAACTTTTTTCATGATTTTTTTTGGCAATGTTTACAATCAACTCTTTACTGTAAACCTCGGCATGGTATCCCTTTTTGCGATACCTTGCCAGCACCCGGTCAGCTTCGGCATTCGGCACGATGTCAAAGGACATCATCTCAGCTTTCCAGTACATGATGGTTGTATACAACTCCTCTCGCACGGCTGTTTACAAATTGGTAGGCGACATCAATGATCTGCTGTTCTTTTTTAGATTTATATTTACCCGGTGTGTTGAGGGCCTTTATAATTGTGGCGTAACTGGCAATCCCATCGCAGTATTGCACTACCGCCATTACATCTCCTTTTTTCTTACAATCCTGAAAATGCTGCCTTTTCTCTTCGTATGTCATTTTTAGCTATTTTTAATAAAATTAGATATCCGATTAAATCGTTCAAAGTGTCCTCATCCGTTGCTTCCATTCCTGCACCTCTGGCAATCCGGCTCAACTTGTCATCTATGCGGACAAGTAACTGCTCCTGATTGTCTGCCTTGCTGAAAACTCTCACCGGGTTAAGGGCGGAGTTTCCATACTTGGCATTTTTGTCAATCAGCAGTTGTTTTATGCTGTCGCAGGTGGCTTCAATTTTTTCTATCATTGATTTTATTTGTTATGAAAGAAACAACAGCATCCATTTCTCCGGGAAGCAATTCATTCATCATTTCAATAATGGTTTTTTTATCATGGATTGGCGAATTAGTAAATTTATCTTTACCTTTTCGCAAAAAAGTTAATATCTCTTCACGATTATATCTAACCCGTGAATTGATTTTATAGCTTTGTAATAGTCCATTATTTGTCCAAATGTGTAACGTGGGTAAAGAAACACCCAAGATTTCAGCAGCTTGGTTTCTGGTGATAAATTCATCATGCTGCGTTTTCACATTCTTAAAATTAAGAACTTCAAACATTGAATTTTGTATCATGCTTTGAAATTCCTTAATCGATACCGGGCTTAAAATCATTTGTTCCATAATCTAAAAGGGTAAATCATTTATGTCATACTTCGCTGGCTCGTCAGCAGTTGTTTTCGCCTTTTGCTCAAACTTGTAAGCCTTTCCACTACCCACATACACGGGCGGTGTCTTCGCTTCACGCTGTTCTTTGGTTTGGCTTAATTGCAGCGTGTGGGTTTCACCAAACTTGCCCTCGCTTTTGCGTTCATTCAGCACCAGTTTCAGGTACTTTTTTCCGTTTTTGCCCTCGCTTATCAGTTCCTTTGGAACATCGGAAAGGCAGATGTCAATTACTATCATATTGCTTTTGCTTTGTTTAGTTGTTTACGTTTGTATTTCAGTATATCCAAGTGGGTGACCGCTTCAAAATGCGTGCGAAATAGCATCAGGTTATCCACGCAATCGGTGTACGTTCCAAATTCAGTAAGGAACTGGGCAGAAAAAAGCCGATACAACCGGATAGCATAACCACCGTCTGGCAGTTCAACAACGTGCGGCTTAAATGGGTTGATTGGCTTTGCCATATTTAAATTCATAATATTGTTGCCACCCTGCTCTAAAAACCACAGCATTATCATAGCCATCTTCCCAAGCATCAATTATCTGTTCCTTTTCTATTTGTTTGGCTTGTTCAATAATGTATATCAACTCAATAACACCAGTTGCGTCTAAACCTATTCGTAATAATATTTCGCGATGTAGCCAATCTACTGCTGTTTGTTTCTGTTCCATGTCTGCAAATATACAAAATTAAACTTCATTCACAAACATTTCAAAGCTATTTTTTATCGTTTCCAACCGGGCAGCATATCTGCGGTCAGTTGCTGCATAGTCATCCACCAATCGGCAGGCGTGAATGATTGTGCTGTGGTCACGGCCACCGCAAATCTTTCCAATGTTGCTCAATGATATGGCAGTTTTGTTGCGGATAAGCCACATGAATATTTGCCGGGGTTCAAGAATTTCACGCTTTCGGGTGGAATGGGAAATGTGTGTCGGCAGATAGTCAGCGTATGCTGACCTAATTGCAAGGTGTGCGGCTTTAATTGCTGCGTGTTCATAGGCAATCTCCATTTTCAGCATCCGTTCCAGTTCCTGAATGCGAACCTGCTGGTGGCTGATTGTTTCTTTTAGCTGTGCAACCTCGCTCATGCGGAATGTGGTGCGGCTGTTTGTCTTGGGTTGTTTTATTTTTGCTCTCATGTTGTTTCTACATATAATCCTGTTGCTGTATCGTAGGTAAAATTCTGCTGGCCTACTTTTCCCCAGTGGCTAAATTTTACTTTTTGGATATGTACCTCCACCGTGTTGTTGTCAAAGTTTCGGTAAACGGTGATGCCGTTGTCTGTCTTGTTAAAAAAGTTTGCTGAACCTGCGATGTCATAAAGGGTGGGTATGTCATAATTTTTGCCGTCACGCTTTGCAATCTTTCGGGGGTGTGCCACCAAAAAGCAATGCACATTATACCGCTCACAGAAATTTACAAGTTTATCCAGCGACTGCCCAATGTATTTTGTTTCGCTTTCGCTGTATTGGTGTTCAAGTTTATTCCACGCATCAATCACAAACCAATCGATATTCCTGCGGTTTTTAAGTTCTGCCACCTTTGACAAAATACTGTCAAGCGTGAAGTCCTTTTCCGGTTTCACAAAATAGATACTGTTTTCCAGCAGATACAGGGCCTCATATATTTCATCCTGTGTCATGCGGTCTTGCCCCATAAATGGCCGTTGTGATATTTTTTTCAGCAGCTTGCTGATATGCAATTCCGTTGGCCTGTTTTCGGGTGAATAAAATGCACCTTTCCAGCCATGCCGTTGCAATAGTTTGACAATGATGTGGTCAAGGAAATCCGATTTACCATGTCCGGGTACGCCTGTAATCGTGGTCAAATATCCTTTGTGGAATTTTAAGTGCTGGTCAAAACCCAACATCCCAGTATCTGCCCCGGCAGGAAGTCCGTAGTTGTAAAGGTTTTCAATATCAGGCAGGAAGTCGGTAATACTGAACACGCCCACCATTGGAAATTCTGTGAAGCTATTTGCAGCATCACGCAGGGCAAACGCACCATTCAGCAAAAGATATTCGTTTGCATCTTTGCAGTCAGTAAATACAATGTAACCACATTTGTCCTTTCCAAACCGCTCTGCAATCGCATTGCGTAATTCGATACCCGGTGCATCGTTGTCAACTGCGATGTGTATCTTTTCGATGTGGTCAAATGACGGCATGAAGCGGTCAAAGAATGTAAGATTTGGCTGTGCCCCGTTTGGCACACTTATCACGTTTTCAATACCGGCTTCAATTAAAGACAGCGCATCCATTTCACCCTCGACAATCCAAACCTCTTTTGCAGTTGCAAGGCAGTCAATGTTGTACGGTATAAGCTCGGCCCCTTTGTGCATCTTAAAATGCTTGGCTCCGTCACGATATTTCGTGTTTATCAACTGGCCCTCGTAAAAGTAATTAAAACAGATGCAGTTTACTTCCTTACTTACCTGCGGCATCCATTCCACCTGCTCTGTGATTTGCATCTTGTTGAGCGTGGCTGCTGTTATGCGTCTGCCCTCAAACCATTTTAGCACTTTGTCGGATAGTGTGGTGTTGTTTTTCCATTCCGGCAATTCATATTTTACCACCTCCGGGCGGTCAATTATTGCACCTTTCCATGTGCAGTGCTGACAATACCATGCTTTCTTATCAAGGTTGACTGATAGGCATTTATCGGTTTTCTTTTTCCGGGTATGGCTGCATTGCGGGCAGAGTGTTTGCACTTCCCCAGATGTCTTGCCGGCAGGAATTTCGATATTGTAAAATCCGTAGTTCAAAATACTAACCTTTCGTATTGACTTACAAAGTTGGCTTCAAATCTAACCTCATACGGACAATGTTTCAACTGCGACTTGATATTTTCCAGTGCCTTTTTTGCCTGTTCTTCGGTTTCACAAATCTGCATGATGTTATCACCATGTGCAATTAGCCATTTCGGGTTTGAGGTTTTGGCCTGCTCTTTTGTCTTATTCATACCCAGCCATTTTAGGGAAGTCAGATATAGTGATTTGTAGTTTTTGTTACCCTTGTAGTTTTGTATATCTTGGTAAATTTCATGCACCTGCTGTTCTGTATAACCTGCATCAATCAGTTTCTGATGCTCGGCAGTAGAAATAGAAAGGTGGTCAAAGTGTATATATATTTCTTCTTCTTTCTTTTCTTTCTTATCATTCTTAAATTCTTTAGTTGGTGTCATCTGCGTTTCATCTGCGTTTCGTTTGCGTTTCACTTGCGTTTCATCTGCGTGTCGCTCGTCTTGGTAACATTCATATTTACA